AGGCAAGCAAAAAATAGAACTTTACCCGAAGGTTATACGGAAAAGCATCATATTTTTCCTAAAAGTATTTTTGGAAAAAATGATAGGATAGTGGTGCTTACCGGCAGAGAGCATTACATTTCTCATATTCTTTTGCAAAAAATATGTGAGAAAAGATATGGATTAAAACATAAAAATACACAGAAAATGTTATGTGCTCATATTAATATGAGATCCAAAGGGAGATATTTTAACTCTTACTTATATGAAAATGCTAAACTGAAAAGAAGTGAGAGTATGAAAGGGGAACATCATTGGAATTGGAAAGGTGGATGTAGGTATTCTTATAAAAAGAAGGAAAAATTTAATACGAATAATAATTATAAAAGATATTTGTATGAATTAAAATCTCCTGATGGTTTAGTTATTGTCACAAAAAGTATGAGAAAAACTTGTAAAGAGTATGTATTAGACCATAGAACTATGAATAAAGTTATAAATGGGAAGAGAAAATCCCATAAAGGTTGGACTGGAAAAGTATTGCAAAGTTTGACTATATAGTAAGTATCGTCGGCGCGAGGAGCACCTGGCAAAATCCAGGTTGACTCCTCATTTTTTTGTGTTAGAATACTAAGAGGTATTGGAGTGCTATGTCCGTAAAACTTGCTCATTTGAAATCTGGAGAGAATATTATTTCTGATATTCAAGAATTAGTTGTTGGAGAAACAGAGGAAAATCAAAAAGTAGTAGGATATTTGTTTATCAAACCTCAGGTTGTTCTTCTGAAAGATTTTGAGATTGTTTCTAAGAACAATGAGGATACACTTAAACATTCCTTTGATATCAATCTTTTCCCTTGGATTCCATTTACGAAAGATGATCAGGTTCCAGTTCCCAGTGATTGGGTAGTTACTCTTGTGGAACCACTGGAAAAACTAAAGGATATGTATGAAAAAAATGTATTAAAAGTTGGAGAACAAAATGACGAAGTTGATTTTACTGATGAACAATCAGATTCTGGTGTCACAGATTGATGAGGTTCCTTCAGAACTTGGAGAACCTGATTGTAAACTGATCGAACCTTTTCTTCTAAATGAGAAAGATGAAACTCTTTCTCCTTGGTTGGTTGGAGTCTGCTCTCAGAATACCTTTATGATTCATTCAGATAAGATTCTGACGATTGCTGATCCCAAACCTACACTTCTTGAAAAATACCAGAACCTGCTTAAATGAGATTTTATACCAATGTGCAAATGATCGGGAACCAGTTTCTCGTTCGTGGTTATGAAAATGGTAAAAGTGTAATGTTCAAAGAGGAGTTTTCGCCAACCCTCTTTGTTCCTTCTAAGAAAGAATCAAAATATAAAACTCTTGATGGTGAGAATGTTGAACCGATTGTTCCTGGTTCAGTTCGAGAGTGTCGAGAGTTTTACAAAAAATATGACAACGTAGATGGATTTAAAATCTACGGTAACGATCGTTATGTCTTTCAATATATTTCTGAAAAGTACCCTGAAGATGAAATCAAGTTTGATATTACCAAAATCAAACTGGTAACTCTTGATATTGAGGTTGCTTCTGAGAATGGATTCCCTGATGTAGAATCTGCATCAGAAGAAATTCTTACTATTACAATTCAAGATTATTCCACTAAAAAAATTATTACCTGGGGAGTTTATCCTTTCAATAATAAACAGGATAATGTAAAGTATATTGAGTGTGGATCTGAGTATAGGTTACTTCAAAACTTCCTCGATTATTGGTCTTCAAATACTCCAGAAGTTATTACTGGGTGGAACATTAGATTGTATGACGTTCCATACATTTGTCGTCGTTTGAATCGAGTACTTGGGGAGAAAGTTACCAAATCTTTTTCTCCTTGGGGTCTCGTGACTGAAGGTGAGTTTTATGTTGCTGGTAGGAAGCATATTGACTATGATATTGGTGGAATCACTCAATTAGATTACTTGGAATTGTATAAGAAATTTACTTATACGAACCAAGAATCTTATCGTTTGGATCATATTGCTTCAGTGGAACTTGGTCAGAAGAAATTGGACCACTCAGAGTTTGATACCTTCAAAGATTTCTACACTCAAAACTGGCAAAAGTTTGTAGAGTATAACATCATTGACGTGGAGCTTGTAGATCGTCTTGAAGAGAAGATGAAACTCATTGAGTTGGCTATTACGATGGCATATGACGCCAAAGTAAACTATGAGGATGTATTCTTTCAGGTTCGTATGTGGGATAATATTATCTACAACTATCTGAAGAAGAGAAATATTGTCATCCCTCCAAAAAATAGATCTCATAAAGATGAGAAGTATGCAGGTGCTTATGTAAAAGAACCAAAACCAGGAGTGTATGATTGGGTTGTGAACTTTGACCTTAACTCACTGTATCCACACCTGATTATGCAATACAATATTTCTCCAGAAACACTCCTTGAAGATAGGCATCCAACAGTTACTGTTGATAGGATTTTGAACGAAGAGATAAACTTTGAAATGTATAAGGATTACTCTGTGTGTGCTAATGGTGCTATGTATCGTAAAGATACTCGTGGAATTCTTCCTGAACTGATGGAAAAGATGTATCTTGACCGAAAGACATTTAAGAAGAAAATGCTCAAATCAAAGCAAAAATTGGTCGATATTGAAGCTGAAATGAAGAAGAGGGGACTTTCTTAATGGGTTATTTGATCGGTGGAAACAAAGAAGAACAGGAAAATGAGATTATTGTTTCTGATACAGACTACAGTAAATTGACTGACTCTCAACTTCTGAAACTTAGAGATCAAACTCAAAAGGACATTTCTAAGTTCAACAACTTTCAGATGGCTCGTAAGATTCAACTTAACTCAGCTTATGGTGCTATCGGAAATCAGTATTTTAGGTATTATAAACTAGCCAATGCCGAGGCTATTACTCTTTCGGGTCAAGTGTCTATCCGATGGATTGAGGGTAAAATGAATACCTACCTCAATAAAATTCTTAAGACAGAGGATGTTGATTATGTTATTGCTTCAGATACTGATTCTATCTATCTCAATATGGGTCCTTTGGTTGAACGTATATTCAAAGGAAGAGAGAAAACTACTGAAGGCATTGTCTCGTTCCTTAATAAGATCTGTGAGATGGAACTTGAAAAGTATATTGAAAGTTCTTACCAAGAACTGGCTGACTATGTAAATGCATATGATCAGAAGATGCAGATGAAGCGGGAGAATATTGCTGATCGTGGAATCTGGACTGCTAAGAAACGATATATTCTCAATGTTTGGGATAGTGAAGGTGTTCGATATGAAGAACCCAAACTTAAAATAATGGGGATTGAGGCAGTTAAGTCATCAACTCCAGCTCCTTGTCGAAAAATGATTAAGGATACTCTTAAGTTAATCATGACTAGTACGGAAGATGATGTGATTGATTTTATTGAAGATTGTAGAAAGAAGTTTAGAAATCTTCCCCCAGAAGATATATCTTTTCCTCGTTCTGTTTCTGATGTTGTGAAGTATCGATCAAGTTCAAACATATATGAAAAGGGAACACCCATTCATGTTCGTGGAGCATTGCTGTTTAACTACTACATTAAAGAAAGAAATTTAACAAATAAATATTCACTTATTCAGAATGGTGAAAAAATTAAGTTTTGTTACCTTAAAAAACCAAATCCATTTCATGAAAATGTAATTTCATATATTCAGGATTTTCCTAGAGAACTTGGGATTGACAAATACATTGACTATGATTTACAATTCGAGAAGGCATTCTTAGAACCTATGAAAACCATCCTTGATGCTATTGGGTGGAGTGTAGAAAAAACTGTAAACCTTGATTTATTTTTTGGATAATGGACTTCTTAAAAGATATTGTAAAAGAGATTGGTGATGACTTTACTAAGTTAGCTTCAGACATCGACGAAACGGAAACTTATGTTGATACGGGTTCATACATTTTTAATGCACTGGTCTCAGGTAGTGTATTTGGTGGTGTATCTGGGAATAAGATTACTGCTATTGCTGGAGAGTCTTCTACTGGAAAGACTTTTTTCTCTCTCGCCGTGGTTAAGAACTTTCTTGATTCTAATCCCGATGGTTACTGTCT